CCGCAGTACGTGCAGTCGCAATGGGTGGGTACGATCAGTGGGAACATCCTGACCGTCACGTCCATGACGCAAGGTCTCGTCTGCCCGGTGATCCAGCCGCAGGCGCCGCTGTCGGCCGGCGACATAGCCAACTACCACGTATCCGGCACTGGCGTCACGACGTTCACCGTCTCGCCTTTCGGCACGGGCGGGACGACTGGCACCGGAAAGACCGGGACATACCTGATCAGCGTCTCGCAGACCGTCAGTACGCCGACCGCGATGGGCCATGGCATCTTCGCCAGCGGTAGCGGTGACGGGTACTTGGTGGACGCGACGATCGAAATCTGGGTCAACCAGGCCGCCAACTGGACGACCTACAACGACCGCCTGATCATCGACCTGCTCAACGAGTGGGGGCCGAGTCCGAACGCGTTCACGGTCGCGGTCACCGGCACGACCATGACGGTATCCGGCGCGGCGAACGCGTTCATCCTCCGGTACGGCATGAGCATCGACATCACCGGCTTCGGCACGGTGCGAGTGACCGGTTTCGGCACGGGCGCCGGTGGCAACGGCACGTACACCATCGACACCAGCCTGACCGTCACGGCCGGCACAGCGGCGCGCGACTCGACCTGGCGCGAAGCCTGGATCCGCGGCATCGCTCGACTGCGCACGGCGGGCTACACCTGCCCGTTCGCGATCAACATGGGCGGCAGTGGGCAGGACTCGACGCTGTTCACGAATGGCGATGCGCTGGCGATTTTGAACGCCGACACGCAGCACAACGTGCTGTTCAGCCTCCACCAGTACGGGCTGCACAATACCGCAGGCGGCGGCTTCGCGGCGATCCTGGCCCCGATCTACACCGCCCAGCAGGCGTCGCTTGCCGGGTCAGCCGGTCTCACCTTCATCGTGGGGGAATTCGGCCCGGGCTATATGGTCGGCCCGTCGCCCTCGCTGATGAGTCCGATCGAGATCATGGGTACCGCCGAGGCCTACAACTTCGGCTGGATTCCCTGGGCTTGGGACGATCCGGCGAGCGGCACAGGTAATTCCTACGCTGACTTAGGGTTCGCTATGTGTCAGAACGCAGCGGTCTGGGCTGGCGGTGGATACTCGGCGTCCAACCCAGCCGACTTGACCGACTATGGCCGCCAGATCGTGCTGAATCCGACCTATGGCACCTCAGTGCTCGCAGTACCTGCAACAATCTACTGACCTGCACACCAACCGAAATTCCAGATACACTCTCACGCAATGAAACTCAGCGGTGAGCAACTCCAGTTCCTGGACCGATTCTCGAAATCCCCAGACGGACAGTTCCTGCTGATGATCTTGCGAGCCAAGTTGGCCGAACGTGATGAAGCACTGCGCAAAGCCTCGGGTGAGGACGTCTACCGAACCCAAGGCCGTGCAGTTGAGCTGGACGAGCTCATCGCCGACATCATCGACGCCCGCGACAAGCTCAACCGCTCGATGGCCGCGCGACCCGCGACCCGCCACCAAGCGTAGACACTGGGGAACTGTGCCTTGCACCTCCCTTTGCGAACCCCGGAAGACACCGCCTCGGTGGACCTGGATCGTGGAGAACTGAATGCAGGCTTCCCAAGCCAAGAACGAAGTACGTCTCCCTCGCGCTGTCCAAGCCCGCGTCGATCGCAATCAAGCGGTCATCGACGCCCAACGACAGCCTGCTGAACCGGAGCCGAGTCCGAACCCGACCGAAGTTGCACCCCCGCGACCACCCGAAGTCCAAGTCGACCCTCGCGACAGCGATCCGGCCTACTGGAAGCAGCGTTTCAATGTCGTCGACGGCCGCATCAAGGCCATCAGCGAGGAGCGTCGCAGCGAGCGGTTCACCTGGGAGCAACAGGTCGCCGAATTGAATGCGCAGATCCGAAGTCTGCAAGCTGGCACCTCTACCGCACTGACCGATGTCTCGGCGTACTTCACGCCCGAGCAGGTCGAGAAGTTCGGTGAGGAGCAATGCCGGGTGATGGCGACAGCGGCCCAGGCCGCAGCGAAAAAGGAAGCCCAGGAGCTCATCGAAACCCAGGTCAAACCCCTGGTCGATGCGCGCAAGGCCGATCAGACCGCTGCAGCCGAAGCCACGACCCAACGCTTCTGGGACCTGCTCACCGAGCAGTACCCTCAATGCCGCGAGGTTGACGTCACACCGGGATGGCATGCCTGGCTTGCCGAGACGGATGATGCTTCTGGTGTCACTCGCCAGTCCATCGCGGTCGCGCTCGCGCAACGGCAAGACGTTGTGCGGCTCGCCAAGATGTTCCGGCAGTACGAGGAATCGACCCGTGCACCCGTGCCCCCCGCGGCACCGCACGGCACGGCCGGCAACGGTGGTGGCAACGCGCCCCCACCCGCGCAGGTCGCGCAGGGTGGGTACCCCTCGCAAGGTGAGATCAAGGAGTTCTACAAGCGCAGCGCACTCGGCAAGGTCAAGGATGAGGAACGTATCGCGTTCGAAGCTCGGTTGAAGCCCCGGACCGCGTGAGCCCCTGCGCCACGCGGTGACACGAACTTGTTTCATCGGAGCACACCATGAGTGAAGTCGCACGCATCTCGGGCATCCCGGACTATGGCGTCGGGAGCAACATCAACTACAACCCGGAACTCTACTCGGGCAAGTTGGTCGAGAAATTCTACAAGTCGACCGTGTTCGGCGAGATCGCCTCGACCGACTACGAGGGCGAAATCAGTGCCTTCGGCGCGCAGGTCAAGATCCGCACCGTCCCCGATGTCACCATCTCGGACTACGTGATCGGCGCCGGCCTGTCGGCCCAGTACCCGTCCTCGCCGTCGGTCACGCTCGTCATCAACCGCGCGAAGTCCTTCGCGGTGGCGCTGTCGACCGTCGACGCTCGCCAGTCGGACATCGACATGGCCGACGTGTTCGCCAACGACGGTTCGATCCAGTTGCGCATCGTCGCCGACGCCGACGCGCTGACCACGATCCCCGCCGAGGTGGCCACGGCCAACCAGGGCATCCACGCCGGCGCGGACTCGGGCACCATCAACCTGGGCGACTCCACCACGCCGTTCGTGATCACGTCGGCCAACGTGCTGAACTACCTGGTCGACTGCGGCACGGTCCTCGACGAGCAGAACGTGCCCGACGAAGGCCGCTGGCTCGTGGCGCCCCCGTGGTTCATGGGCACGATCAAGAAGTCGGACCTGCGCATCGCCTCCCTGGCGGGCGATGGCGTCTCGATCATGCGCAACGGCAAGGTGGGCGAAGTCGATCGCTTCACCCTCTACCAGTCGCGCAACCTGCTGTCGCAGGTCAGCCCTGGTGCAGCGACCTACATCATGTTCGGCCACTCGGCCGGCCTGACGTTCGCCGCCCAGATCCTCGAAAACGAGATGATCACCAACCCGAACGACTTCGGCTACATCATCCGCGGCCTGATGGTCTACGGCTTCCAGGTGATCAACGCCAACGTCGTCGGCTCTGGCGTCGTGCAACGCGGCTGATCGGAGTAGGCTCGGGGCTTCGGCCCTGGGCCGAGTCCAGCGGTTTCAACTTTTCAAGGACCCATCATGGCACTCACCACCAAGAACCCGTACGTGGCTTCGGACACGTTCAAGACCGACCCCGACATCATCTCCGCCGAGCTCTCGAAGTCCGGCAAGAAGGCGTCGGCGCGCTACCCGTCGGGCAAGTCCCCGATCGAGCCCGGTGGCGGCGCGGGCGGCAACGCCGGCAAGATGAAGACCCGGGCCCTGACGCCCGGCACGAGCCCGTCGGGTTCGTGATCCCTGAGCCGGCGTCCTCGCGGCGCCGGTTCTCCGTTTCACCATCAACCGAGGATCCGCCTCATGTCACTCGCCCAATCCGCCGAACAGAACCTCTCCGCTCGCCTGTCGGGCAAGTACAAGCAGGACACCAAGGTTCCCCATCTGATCAACATCAAGGACGGCCGCCTGCTGCCCAACAGTATCAACGTCCGGGCAAACCCGGATTACCGACCGTACACCGGCAGTCTGAAGGCCACGCTCGAGGAGCGCATGGTCTACATCAACTCGTCCATCAGCGGCTCGCGCACGCGTGTGGTCGACTCGTCGGCTGAGGAGGCGCCCACGTTCGACCTCGGCAAGGCGTCGAAGGACGAGGTCATCGCCTTCGCGTTCCAGGAGTTCGGCATGGTGCTCTCGGAGAACACCGACATTCGCACCCTGCGCAAGCAGATCCTTGAGGCCTCCGAGCGCGCGGCCAGCCGCAGCGAACTGAGCTGAGGCCATGACGGTCACGGTCGCCAGCATCGTCTCCAGCGTCCGAGGGACGCTGATCGACGCGTCGGCTGTGACGTTCTCGGACGCGGTGCTGGTGCAGTACCTCAACGAGGGGATCTCCGAGACGTGCTTCGTCAAGCCCGAAGCTTATCCGCTCGAACAGAGTCTGGCACTCGCAACCGGCATCCGGCAGACGCTGCCGGCCGGTGCGACCGGGCTGCTCGACGTGGTTGCCACCGGCTCGGGCACCATGGTGACCCAGGTCGACAAGGCGCTGCTGGAGGCTGCGGACCCGAACTGGCCGTCGGCCAACCCGGTGGCCGCGATCGATCACTACTGCGCCGACCCTCGGCTGCCGCTGCAGTGGCTGTGCTACCCGCCGGCGGCTGTCGGCGCGACCGCCGTCGTGCGCTATGGCGCCGTACCGGCTGCGGTCACGCTCAGCGGCAACCTGCCGTTGCCGGACGCCTACCAGGCCCCGCTCATCGACTACACGCTGTCGCGCGCCTACGCGATGAACTCGAAGAAGCAGGACACGACCAAGGAGGCCTACCACAAGCAGCAGTGGGGATCCGCGCTCGGTCTGAAGACCCAGTCGCAGGTCACCAACACACCGCGGATCGCCGCAGGGACGCCGACGTGAACCTCGTTGCACTCGACGACCAGTTGACCAACATCGCGCAGATCGTGCGCAAGGCGCCCAAGATCACGCTGCGGCGCGCCTACACGCGCGCGTTGCGGGAGTGGTGCCAGCAGACGCAGTGGCTGCGCATCACGATCCCTGGATCGACCACGGCCGACGTCGAGACCTACGGCATGGGCACGGACCCGGGCCTGGACATCATCGCCATCCGCGCAATCAGCCTGACGCAGGTCGTGGGCACGAAGCCGCAGACCTACGGCCTGCGGCCCTCGGACTCCACGCAGTGGAACCCGAACGCCACGCACATGGCACCGCGGCAGTATTGCTACGTGCCGGAGGGCAGCTTCGCGCTGTACCCGACGCCTGACGCCATCTACACGCTGTCGATCAGTGCGATCGTGATGCCCAAGGAAACGAACGCGGCTGCGCAGATCCCGGGCGATCCACTGATCAAGTACAGCAACGACATCGAGGCTGGCGCGCTCGCCTACCTGCTCGCCGTCCCGGGCCAACCGTGGACAGACGCTGGCGCGGCGGCGCGCTACATGCGCGACTTCGCCTCGGGCATCGCCAACGGCAAGGCTGAGGCGCAGCGGGCCTACAATACGGGCTCCATGCGCGTTCGCCCGCGTCCGTTCGTGGTCGGCCCAAGGAACTGGGTATGAACTTCACCGTCTCCCCAGACGTTCCTGGCGCCGAAGGAACGGTACTACCGCCAGTGGTGAGTTACCCGTCGGTGTTCGCCGGCAAGACCACGCTCGCAGCATCGGTCTCGCCGCAAGGCGTCGACCTGTTCCTGGCGACAGTGTTTCGGGCGACCAAGTACGTCCTGACCATCGAACAGGGCGCCAATTACCAGGCCGTCGAGATCCTGCTCATGAGCGACGGTACGAACACGTTCATCGAAGTCTCCGGGTCGATGTCGTCGACCGGTGTCGCGCTCGCCACGTTCTCCGCTGACACGCTCGCAGGCGTCGTGGTGCTCGAGGTGACGCTGATCACCTCGGCCGTGGCGACCGTGAACTTCCAAGCCATCCGGGTGCTCGCATGACCAACAAGCGCATCACCTTCCAGAACTCGGTCGTCGTCACCGATATCGGCCTCATCCGCGCGCTCAATGGTGTCACGGGCGATATGGCTGTCGTCGCAAGTGCGGAGATGCACGGCTCGTACTGGTTCGACATCTCCGACACGACGACGGGCGACGACAACCGCACGTGTATCGTTGCAACCGACAACGGCCGGTGGAAGCTCGTCGTGCTCGACGCCGATGCCGTCGAGTACCAACCCGGCAGCGCGAGTGCGTACCGTGATGGCTCCGTGGGCGCTGCGCTGGCAGGTCTGGAGCACGAGGCAGGCGTTGTGGACGCCGAGATCGCGACACTCAACGCGGCGATCTTCAGTTCGGGAGGCATCTCCGACGCGGTCGGCTACCTGTTGAATTTTGTCGTTTCACTTGCGTCGTCAATCGGCGCGAACTTTGTGGGCTACGTCCAGAATTTGGTCGGCGCCGTCGCAACAACTCTGCAAGAGCGGAGTCGCCGCGAGGTCTGGCTCGAGGACTTCCTAACCGCCGCCCAGATCGCCGATGGCATGACCGGCACGCCGACGCTGGATATCGCCGTCCCGTTCCAGGCAGCGATCGATGCCTGCTGCCCACTGCTTCCGAGTGCTTCCCCGGCGCGCAAACTGCGCTCCAACCTCGTGGCTTGTTTGGTCGGAACCACGCTGAACATGACCGGAAGTCGGGTCAACGGCACGCGTTCGCGCGATGGCTTCGCATTCGAAGGAAACTCGCAGCTCGGCACACAGATTCTCGGCAAGACCGGTTTCAACCACGCGGTCATCGAGACGACCGGGTCGCAGTGGCTGCGCCTAGCGCACCTGTACATCGGCGCAACCGGCACCGCAGGCACTGGAGGTACCGCCAGCTCGGTCGGTATCTACCAGGGCTTGGGCTCGGTACTCACCCAAACGCAGAACCAGAAGTTCGAGCGCGTCTACATCAACATGCCCGACGACTCCACGGCAAACCAGGGGCTGGGAACGATCGGACTGTGGAACTTCGGCGCCGAAGAAAACACGTACGACAACTGTTATGTGACGGCCAATGTGCCGGTGTTCATGACCTCCTACAAGGTCAGCCCGAACACCGCGGCGGCCTACGGTTTCTCCTACCAGACGCTGGCGACATCGCATTCGACGGGCGTCAACACCTTCAGCGGCGAGAACTTCCTTGTGGCGGTCAACCGCCGCATGCCTTCGCTGATCACCGAGGACGTGAACTCGCTCGATATCGGCAACGTCTACATGTCCAACACGGGCGCTGGCGGCGCCAACGACGTGGCGTGGCGCGCATTCGGAGCGGTGCAGGGTGGGAAGGCCCACGGTACCATCGAAGGTCACGGCACTGCACTGGATGTGTTTGGAGCAGTGACCGGGCTGCAGGCGCGTTGGACCTTCGGTACGATCACCAACACGGCGGCGGCTCGCATCGCGCTGGAGCGCGGTGGTGGCGGCCAAGTTCTGGACTGCGACATCAACTTGCAGGACAACGTCTCCCCGAATCGTGCGCTTTTCTCCGCAACACCGTCTGCGGCCAACGAGCAGATCAGCTGCTATATCGCCAACTCCACGTTCAAGGTCGCCTGCGACAAGGCCTATCTCGCCATCCAAGAGAACGTGAAATGGAACCCGAAGACCGGCAACGTCTTGATCTTCGGCCTGAACGGGACGCTGCCCTACCGCTACGAGATCGGGTATCAGACTGATCGACTCGACATCCCACCCAAAGCCTGCCTGATCAACGGAGGCATCACGAGTGCCGAGGTCGTGCGCGTCATCATGCCGACGATCACGGGGGCGAGCGCGCTCGGCTGCACCGTTCGTTTGCGTGGCATGCTCTCGATTCAAAGTGCAGGCACCACGAATAGCATGTCTGTCCTGGCCATCGATGACTCGGTAGCCATCGCACTGTCCGCCGCAGGAGGCATTGTGGCGACGCCTGTGACCAGCGCGCTTACCGGAACCACGGCCAACGCCAACGCGCCCGGGAACAATATCACCGCTGGCGTTGTCACCGCACCCGGTGGCGGCACATTCGTCGCGGTCACGGTGGCACCCACGCGCACGGGAGCGAACCTCGAGACTGTTATCTTTACCGGTAGCGCTGAGCTAACCTGGTCGGGCAACGAATCGCGCGCGCCGTCGCTGCAGTTGGTCTGAGCCATGCGCATCGAACAGACCGCATGGCGAGGTGAAGTCCCGCGAGTCACGCCACGGGCGCTGCCAACCAACGCTGCGCAAGACGCAACCAACGCGCGATTGCAGTCAGGTGACTTGGAGACGTGGCGCCAGTACGTGGCCACGCACACACTCGCCACAGCGGCCCCCGTCGAGACGATCTACCTGCTCAAGGACGTGTGGCTCTCGTGGGGCGGCGACGTCGCTGTCGCACGCGGCCCGGTGCCTGGCGACACGACGTTCCGCACGATCCTGGCCGGCCCGACCGTCTACAGCCAGCCGCAACTGACGACCTACGCGATGGCTACGAGCGGGCCCGAGCCCTATCCGTTCGCCACGCGCCCCCTCGGCGTGCCTGCGCCCGTGACACACGACAGCGGCGCCGACATCCAGGTCTCGTTCACGTCGATCTTCGCGATCGTGGCATCCGGTGACGAACTCACGACGGTGACGTCCTACGTCTACACCTACGTCAACGATATCGCTCAGGAGTCGGCGCCCTCACTACCTGACAGCCAGTACCACCACAGCACTATCTTCCAGAGCCCGATCTACGCGCCGACGATCGGTGGCAGTTACAACGAACTCATCCTCCCCGCGGTGCCCGCTGGCGATGCCCCGTACGGGGTCGCGACAGCGCGCATCTACCGCGCCGCCACCGGGTCGACAGGCACTGCGTTCCGCTTCGTTGCTGAGGTAGCGGTCTCGTCAGGTGGCACGACGACCTACAACGACACGCTTCTGGACTCACAGCTGGGTGAAGTGCTGATCACCTCGCTCTGGGATCTCCCGCCCACCGACCTGCAAGGCGTGCTGGCGCTGCCCAACGGCGTGATGGCCGGCTTCAGCGGCAACATCCTGTGCTTCTCGGCGCAGAACTATCCGCATGCGTGGCCAGTGAGCTACCAGTTGACAACGGACACGAACATCGTGGGCATCGGCAACATCGACACCACAGTCGTCGTCTTTACCCAGTCGTTCACCTATCTGGCTATCGGTACCGACCCAGCGGCCTACAGCATGACCAAGCTCGAAACCGCGCACGCCGGCGTGTCGCGCCGCTCAATCGTGCCGGTGCTGCATGTGGGCGTCGTGGGCGCGACGCCCGATGGACTGCTCGCGGTCACCGGCAACGGCCAGGTGCAGAACCTGACCGAGAGCATCTTCACTCGTCGACAATGGGAGTCGTTCAACCCAAGTTCGATCACGGCTGTCGAACACGACAACATCTACTTCTTTGCGTACGACACCGGGGCGATCAAGGGCGCCTTCGCGCTCGACGGGTCGCAGACCGGTTTCGGCCTCATCCCGTTGAATGTGCATTTCAGCGCGTCGTACGCCAACCCGATCGAAGACCGACTCTACTTCGTCCCGGACCAGATCACGCCGATCACGGATGCATTGCTGCCCATTGCCGACACGTCGCCCACTGTCAACGGGCACACGATCTACGAGTTCGATCCCGTCACGGCAACGAGCGGCATGACCTACCGCTACCGCGGCAAGTTGAACCTGATGCCGCGTCCGGTAGGGTTCGGGTTTGCCCAGGTCAAGGCCACGGACTACACGAACCTGGTCCTGCGCCTGTACGGTGATGGCATCTTGTTCTACGAGCGCGTCGTCACCGACAAGGAGCCATTCACCTTGCCGTTGGTCGACGAGTATGAGGCGTTCGAATTCGAGTTCGTAGGCACCTCGGTCGTGCGCACGGTTCGGTTCGGCGAGACGGTCGACGAGCTCAACGAGAGCAATCCCTGATGCCGCTCGGAAGCCCCTCTATCCCCACGCTGCGCGCAGACGCCAAGACGGGCGCCATCGACGTGCGCAGTCTGCAAGGCGTCATCAACGCCATCGCGGAGCGGTTGCGCCAGATCGAGGCGACACTGGGCGGCGCTGTGACGGTCAACAACGCAGGCCTGTTCAGCGCATTGAGCAGTCAAGATGACGGGCTCGTGGTCAAGTCCCAAGGGATTCTGGTCACCCGCAAGTTGACGGTAAGCGCCGGGCTGGCTGTCGACAACGCCACGGGAGCGTTGGACCCGAAGATCAGTGCACCGATGCTCGACGACCTGCAGACACAGCCCGATGGGTTGGTGGTCAAGACCGGGTCGGACGCGCTCACGCGCACGCTCATCGGCGGCTCGGGCTCAGGCATCACGATCCATCACCCCGATGGCGTGACCGGCGACCCCGACTTCACGGTGCCATGATCAGCGGAACTGCCTTCACCATCGAGGACGCCGCGATGGTGGAGGCTGCGTGCCGCCACATCCGGGCAGGAATCGCATCGCCTTCCGAAATCGTCGAATTGAAGGCACAATGCGAGCATGGTACGGCCATCTGCGTGGCCTGCGAGGATGGCACTGTCGTCTTCGACGTGCGCTACGTAGAGGCCGAACTGGAGATGTTCGTGTGGTTGGCGGTGGCGTTTCGCCACGGCGCATTCCAGCGACAAGAATCCGCGATGCTCAATATTGCACGCGATCTCGGAGCAAAGACACTCGCCTTCCAAACCCGTCGCAAGGGTTGGGGGCGGCGGTTGGGTACTCAGTGGCGACGCCGAGGGTCTCTTGAGTTCGTGAGGTACGTCGATGAGCGGCAGTAGCGGCAAAGTCCAGGAAACATCAGCACAGAAGGCGCTGGCGGAGCATGCCAAGCTAGTGATGGACGACTACACGGCGCGCTGGTTGCCCGTGCAGCAGAACCTCGCTTCACAGATCGAGTCGATGGGCAAGCCCGACTCGTGGCAGCGCACGGAGGCTGCCGGCAAGGCGTCGACCGACACGGCGATCCAGTTCAGCGGCGCGCAAGGCGCGCTCCAGAAGTCGCTCAGCAACACTGGCGCGGCGCCGGGTTCCGGCCGCGCCGACTTGGCCACTACCGGCCTCGGGTTCGACGCCGCGAAGTCCTCGGGTCTGGGGCAGATGATCAGCGGTCAGCAAATCGACGACGCCTACACCAAGGGGCTCGGTGCGCTCACGCAGATCGGCCAGGGCCAAACCACGTCGGTGAGCAACTCGCTGGAGAACCAGGCCGCGACCAGCGGCTTGCAAGCCCAGGCCGATGCCAAGGCGGCGCTCGAGAACCAGATGGGTATCGGCGGCGCGATCGGTACCGGCATCGGCTTGATCGGCCAGCAGTACGCGAAGCCGGGCGGCCACGACAGCTCAGGTCTCCCCAACATCCCGGGCATGGGTCCGGGAACGATCGGGTAACGCGTCATGGGACTCTTCAGCAACATCGGCGACTCGATCAAGAGCGGGTTCGGTGCGGTCAATACCGGCTCGTTCAAGAACCCGATCGGCGGCATCACCGGCGGCATGGACAGCATCAAGACGCTGGCCAGCGGCAAGCCCGCACCGGCCGACACCTCGGCCAGCGACACCTACGCCGCGCTCACCCAGCAGCAGTGGCAGAACTACGTGAGCACGTTCGTGCCGATCGAAAACCAGTTGATCAGCTACGCCACCGACAAGACGCAGCCTGCGCAGGCCATGGCCGCGGCGCACACCGACGTGAGCAATGCCTACGGCGTGCAGGCGGGGTCGCAGCAGCGCCAGCTCGCCGGCGAAGGCGTCACGCTCAACCCGGAGCAGCAGGCCGCATCGACGCGCCAAGGTGCACTGTCGGCGTCGCTGGCCGACGTGCAAGGCCAGAACGTGGCTCGTGACCTGACGATCAACCGCCAGCAGAGCATCCTCGGCAACCCTGCGCCCTCGGCGTCGTCGATCGCGCAACAGGCCTCCGGGCTGGGAGTCTGAGATGGCCTCGTACGGAGTTGGTGCCAACCTCGCAAGCTACGGTGCGATCCAGCAGAACCAGGGTCTGCAGGAGTACGGCGTCGCAGCCAAGGAGGAGGCGCAGCGCAACGCGGAGAATACGCAGATCGAGTCGCAGCGCAAGCAGGGCAACCAGCAACTTGCTTCCACCGTCGGCGGCTTGGCGGGCGGCGCGATCGCTGGCGCAGAATGGGGCAGTGCGGTCGGCCCGTGGGGCACGCTGATCGGCGGGCTGGCCGGCGCGCTCTTCGGACGACTCTTCTAAGGTGAAACCATGAGCAACAGCGTCGGCGGCGCGATCGCAGAGGGCATCCAAGGCGGCTGGCAGATGGGCCTGCAGTCGGACGCCGCGCAGGAGCACAAGCGCGAGTTCAACGCTGAGCAGGCCTCGCGCGAAGAGGCGCAGCGTCGGCTCGCCAAGCAGGAGGATGACCGCTACGGACGCATGCAGGACGCGGCGCGCGTGCAGGCGGCGCAAGCACACCTCGACGCGGTGCAGAAGCAAGTCGACGGGTACGCAGGCAAGGGCCCGGTGCCTGACTGGCTGTTCCAGCAGAAGGTCGACGCGCAGATCCAGTTAGAGGACATGCAAAAGCAGGTCGCCACGACGGGGCGCCTGTCGTCGCAACCCGTGGCTGCGCCAATGCAGCCCACGGCTCCAGCACCGGCGCCTCAGCCAGCTGTGCGGCCCGCGGTTCCAGCACCGGCGCCGCAGGCGATGGGGCTCGCCACTGCGCTACCCACCGGATCGCAACCCCCCGCCGCGCCGCCTACAGCCGGTCTGCAAGGTGCTCTGGCAACGCCCCAACCGGGTCCGCAAGCCCCAGGCGCGCCGACGCAGCCCGGCCTCGGCCCGCAGAACGGGCCGGCGGGCGTGGCGCCGCCGATGGGCGACTCAGGCTCGCCGATCGTGGGCGCTGCCCCCGACGCAGGGTCGGCCCCGTTGCCCGGTGCTGCCCCGCAGGCTGCCGCAGTGTCGTCGCCGACCTCGAGCGCCATCACGCCATCGCAGCAACTCGTCACGGGCGTCGACCAGCAGTCGCAAGACCTGGCCTCGCGTCTGCAGACGGGCCAGATCGGTCTGAAGGACGTGAAGCCCGTCGACTATGCCCTGATGGTGGCGAGCGCGACCGGCCACGCGCCGGATCAACTCGATCAGGTGCGTCAGCATATTGCCGACTGGCAGACGGGCATGACGACCAGCAACAACGGGCTCATGCTGCAAGGCCTCAACGGCATTTTCGGGCCCCGCATCCAGCAAGGCGTCGGCTCGCCGAGCCCCTACGGCGGCACGATCACGGGCAAGTCCATCATCGGGCTGGACCCGGCGATGAGCGCCGACGGCTCGATCCACGCCGACAAGGTGATCCCGCGCCTGCAGGTCACGACAGATGTCATGGGCCCGACCGGGCAACCGCTGTCGTACCACGCACCGATGACCCAGAACCGGTCGAGTGACCCGAACGACCCGGTGACCGCGATCCCCGTGGCCGATGCGGCCAACCATATCGGCGCCATGGGTGCGCTGGTCGAGGCCGCGTCGCATCCCGACGCACAGGCGCTGCTCGCTCAGGGTGCCAAGGATCCGCGCGTCCAGCAGTATCTGGACGCCGCGCGCCTGGCCGCACAGCCGACCAACCCTGCACTCGTCGCCGAGAACCAGATCCAGAACATCATGAAGGCCACGGGCCTGAGCCATGACGACGCGGTCGAGCGCATGTATCAGACGAAGATGCTCGTGCGCCCGCCGCCGACCAAAGGCGTTGTTGGCCAGACCATGGACGCTGCGCAGCAACTGGTCGACGATGGCACCGCACCCGACATCCCGAGCGCGCTGCGCGTCCTGCAAGCCGGTGGCGTCACCAAGCAACCGACGAAGTACAGCCGCGGGGGTGGCGTCGGTGCGGGTGGGACCGGTGCGCCGAGTTCGAACGGCGGCCAGGCAGTCGGCACGATCAACCCGATCACTGGATCGCGCGTGCTCCCGGTGCCGGACAAGAACGGCCTCGTCCTGGGCTACACGCCGAGTGCGCTTGACCGTTTGGCCTACGACTATATCGTGCGCGGTCAGGGCGCGTTCCAGAACATGGGCCGCGGCGACAAGGCCGACCCAGTCAAGAAGGCCGTGTCCAACCGTGCCGACGAGTTGATGACTGCGGCCGGTATCTCCCCGCAGGACTACGTCGAGGGTAAGGACGAGTACAAGACCAATGCTCGGTCGCTAGCGCTTCAGGTGCTGCGCGGCGACGCCATCGACTCCAGCATGTCCAAGATCGCGAACGACTTCGGCACGATCAACGCCACGATCAGTGGCGGCAACGCCGACATCGCGCCGTTCCTGTCCAAGCCGCTCAATGAGATCCGCTCGGGCCTGGGTAGCCCAGAACTCGCGTCGTACAAGCTCGCAGTCAAGCAGGTCGCGACCGAGTACGAACGCCTGCTCACCGGTGGCCAACTCTCCACAGCGCAGCTGCACGACGGTGCGCGCAAGGACGCCGAGAACATCCTGAACGAGAACATGACGGTCGCGCAAATCAACGGGCTGATCCCGGTGATGCAACGTGAGATGAACAACGCGCAGCAGGCCGCGCACGGCCAGATCAACACGATCCGTGGGCGCATGAAGGTCGGAGGCAGCAGCGCGGGCCCAGCTGCGGCTGCGGGCAACGTGGCACCTCCCACCGGAGTGCCCGGCGTTCCGACGCAGGGCGGGGCACCCGCGCCGGCCGCCGCCGCGCCCGGCAAGCCGCTGGTCTATGACCCCTCGACGGGGACGTTTCACTGATGGCACAGACCGTCACCGTCCCGGGGGTTGGTGACCTCCAGTTCCCGGATGGCATGAGCCAGCCGGACATGGCTGCGGCCATCCAGAAAAACTTCCCGCAGATCCACCCGGGCGGCGTGGTTCCGCCTGCCGCGCCTCCGTCGATCACCGACAAGATCCGCAACGGCATCGGCGCCGGTCTGAACCTGGCCAGCGACACGATCGATGGGATCGTCGGCATGACTGGCCACGGCGCCGGCCTGCTGGGCGGTCTCGCCGGTGCGCTGGGTGTCCAGTTGCGCGGCGGCGTGCAGCCGGACGACCCGCGTGTGGTAGCTGCGGGCACCGGCCCGGTGGCAGGTGCCGATGCGCGGCCGCTGGCAGCGGGCGGGCGCGGCACCGGCGAGGTCGCTGTGCCACAGACCGCGATCGACGAGGCCGGCCAGCAGACGGCCCAGTCGGCCATCGGCGCTGTGCACCAAGCTTCCGGACTGGGTGAACGCATCATCGACCCTGCCGGCATCGGCGCCAAGGTGCGCGGTGCCTTCCAGACGCCGGGCGCGCGCGACATCGCCAATGACGTCCAGGCTCCGGGCGGGATCATGGCGCACATCGACCCACAGGTCGGGATGACGATGCACGTGCCCGAAGGAGCCGCAGGTAACGCCGCCGCAGCAGTCGGCACCGAGGCTCGCGTCGCTACGGCGCCGCTGGCGCGCGCCGCCGACGTCGTCGGTGGTGCGGTGAAGCGCGCGGTGCCGGCGGGAATCGCCAAGGTTCTCCCAGCCGCCGACCCTGAGCTCGTGAAGGTCGCGCAACTGGCTGACCAGTTCCCGCACCCGATGCGGGTCATGCCGGATCGGCTTCTGCCTGAAGGTGCAGCCAAGACGATCGCCGAGGACGTGGGCAAGGCGCCGTTGACCGGTGGCTCGCAAATCGAGCACGCCAATGCGCAGAATTTCACCAAGAACACGATCGACCAGCTGGACGAAGGTTCAGCAGCGGACCGGTTGAACTCGACGACGCTCAACGCGGGGCTTGACAAGCAGGGTGCCAAGATTGGTGCGGGCTACGAGCAGGCGGGTCCGCTCGCTGCCGACGATGTGCGTAACGCGATGCAAGCGCAGTTGGCCAAGGCGATCGACGAGGCGCCACCTGAAGTGTCAGGTCTGGTGCAACGGCGGTTCGATGGGCTGATGGAGAAGGTCGGCCCGGACGGCACGATCCCGCCGCAGGCATTGCGTGAGTGGGATACCGCAATCGGGAAACAAGCTCGGCGTCTCGACAGCGACGATGCTGCGGGGCATCTCAGCGACCTCCAAGGCAACGTGCGTGACCTGGTTGAGTCGAAGCTGACCAACGAGCAAGCCGCAGTCGTCAAGGATGCGCGCCGCCGCTACGCCTACGTGATGTTGCTGGAGCCATCCGTCGGCAAGGCTGGCCGCGCTGGCTCGGTCGTCGGCTTGAATGGCCTCGTCGAGCCGGGGAAGTTGATCAACGCACTGACGTCCAACCGTGCAGGTACCTCGTTCATGGCGCGCGGCCGCGCTGGCCCGATGGGCGATCTTGCACGCGTCGGACAGCTGATGGACAACGTGGCCAAGCCTGATGTCGGGGCGGCTGCGCTGGCGCACGGTGCCATGAAGGTGCTCGGCGCCGGCACCGGCGTGAGCTCTGCCGTTGGCAAGGTCTACAACAAGGCCGCGCCCGCGGTGACGCGCATGCTCGTTCCGAAGGTCGAGAAGCCACCCGTCGCGGTACCTCCCGAGCTCGAACTGGCGCCCCCGGGCGCCTCGAACCCGGCGGCGCCGGCGGCGCCCGCCAACCCGCTGGGTGACCTGACGCCGGACTGGCAGACCGCGCCCGGCGCCGCGCCGCCCAACGCCAACGGGGCGCCGATCGACGCTACCGGACTTCATCCAGCGCTCGGCGAGGAGCGTCAGGCGGTACTGCCGCAAGGCAGCGGCCCCGGTCGCGAGATCCCGGCCGTGCCCGGACGCCCCGGTGACGCTGCGGCGCCACTCGGTGACCTGACGCCCGACTGGCAGACCACCGGACCACCGGTCGCGCGCCCCGGTGTCGATGCGACCGACCTGCACCCCGCCGTGGGCGACAACGTCGTCACGACCGGCAACCGCGCGCCGCCGGCCGCCGGCCAGCCCGGGTCGCAGATCCCCGCGGTGCCGGGTCGGCCCGACCTGCCTGACACCATGGCGAGCGGTCGGCCGGGTGAGACCGCGGCCACGGACATCGCCAACGCAGCGATGCACGAGCCGGGCGCCGTCGCCGCGCGCGCCGAGACCAAGAAGGCCGCGGAGCCCAAGCCCAACGCCGCGGAGCGGACGCGCCTGGACGAGATCGACAAGACGCTGGCCGGAACGCAGTCCGACATCGTGCGCGAGACGCTCGAGAAGGAGCGCGCTCGGGTGATGAAGGACGTCGCCGCGCGCGACACGCTGGAGAAGACTAAGGCTGCAGCCGCGGAGTTGCGCACCAGTGCTGAGACGATCACCGACCCGGCGACCAAGAAGGCGCTGCTGGCCAAGGCCGACAAGCTCGACCCGCCGCCGGCACCCAAGGCCAAGCTCGCAGACCTGAACCTGCCATCGATCGAGTACGCCGACACGCCTGAATGGCGCGCGTCGCACGGACTGGGACCGGAGGACGCGCAGCGCGCGGTCTTGACGCGCAAGGCGTTCGACCTGGACGCGGACGCCGTCGAGGCGGCAGCCGTGCAGCATGCCAGCAGTCCCCGTGCGTTCGACCGCGTCGTCGACCAGATCCTGGAGAAACACCGTGCGAATGAAGCCAGTCCTGCTGCTCAAAGCGGCCAAAGCCCTGAAGTCCAAAAACCCGGCGCCGGCGGCAACGTCGGTGCGAAACCCGCCGCTGCCGACGAACGGGGCGCCCAGTCTCCCAGTGGCGCCGGCGCAGGGGGAGGCGGACAGCCCGTCGGACGGACCGCCCCCGGTCCTGCACTAGAAGACGCGCACGCCGAAGCCGCGCGCCTGGCCAAGTTCCACCTGGACCACCCGCGTGCCAGCGACGGCACGTTCACCGAGAAGGAGTGATCATGCTCAAGAAACTCTGGACGTGGCTGAAAAGTCTCGTCATCTCGACGAAGGCTCCGATCAAGCGCAAGCCCGATGGCGGTGGCGGCAGCGGGGAAGAGGGGCATTGAACCCTCTGTACGCGACCCTCCTACTCGCCGTCGTGGTGACTCACTACGGAATCGATCCGTTGTGCGCACTCGTCCCGTCATTGGCACATGCATCGAAGGCACTTTTTTACATCTTCCGCGGCGTTGAAGGTGTCGTGCTGTTCAGCACCATCGCGTACCTCCGTCCGGTACTATCCTGGGTATGCGCATTTGGCGCCATCGAAGAGGGTGAGACCGCGGTGTGCCGCCTTATGGCCGGCCCGCTGGACAGGCCACCGGTTGCGACTGCGTGGAGTGGTCTGTGTGGGGCTGCCAGCGGATTTCCCCTATACATGCTGGGCATCGTCGCAGCGGCGATCCTTGTCACCCGGAAGACAAAACGATGAGCATCGAACCTGACAACATCACGGGCAACGCCTATGTCGCCGCGCTCGCCGGCGCGATCCTGGGCCTCAAGGCCATCCCGGGCGCCTCGCTTGCCGAGCGGGTAGGCAACCTGGTCTTCGGGTTCTTGCTGGCCGTGTTCCTGGGGCCGGCGCTCGTCGACTACTTACACATCGTTTCCATGCGGGTCGCGTCAGGCCTCATTTTCGCGATGGGCGCAGCGGGGCTC